TCAATCTGCTGACCCATTCTTTCGAGGGCTTCAAACTTTGAAATCTCACCGTCGATCATCATACCCACCAGGATCTCGGCTGCTTTTGAATATCGTTCGGCGTTTTCGTCAATCGTACTTCTGATAAATGATCTTTCTGGTACGTTACCTGCACCGAATTCATTCTGTGTCGCCCGCTCTATTACTTCTACTTTTTCGCCTTCGTGGATGCCAATGTCCACCATTGACGCTTCACTGCGAATTTCACGGATAAGCGCATCCATTCCCATGTCGTTCGTTTTGGTTTGTGTGCTTACTGAGATCATTGTGCGCTTATTTTTCCACTTTCATCCATTCTTTTATTTCTTTAACTGACATTAATTCTTCTGGATACACACAATATTTAGTAGCGTTTCCATTCATGTTTTTAATGTTTATTTTATCCTGCTCGCTTAAAATAACCATAACTGGCTCAACATCACCACTATATATTTTATCACCTATTTTTATTTTCATTTAGTTAATCCTATTTAGGTTTAACGCTTCGCACCGATACAACGCATGCGCGAACCATTTCAAGATACATCAAACCGTATTGAGTTGAGGCAATAACCGTTTGCTGATTCAAATAAGGAAGGGTGAATGACTGAGTAATACCACCAATTGATTCACTAGATAAAGGCCCTTGCCCCCCAGCAACGGTAAAAGCAACACTAAGAATATGCGCGACAAAATAAGTTTGCGCAGCTTCAGTTTTGCTTTTAAATTTGCCTAACGGGGCCATTTCTTCAGCAAGTGCCAACGCGAAAACTACCGCATCGTCACTGGCATGAAGGGCCTGAATATTAGGATCTCGCTTTGACCTTATCTAATGTAGTTGATGAAGCCATTTTTTATTAACTATCAGCTTTTTTTAACTTGTCGATTTGCTTATCGATAGCGGCTAAAACTTTTTCACGATTCTTATCATCGCTTTCAGTTACATAAAGATCTTCGAGGGCTTCAATTGAAATTTCAGATCCAATTAATTCGATCGCGTCTTTCTGATTTAGCTTTTCAAAATCAACACCGCTTTCTTCACCTTCACCAAAGACTTTAACCAATTCTTCTTCCAATAAACGACAAACGCCAGTTGCGCGGCCTTTATTAGCTTTCATTTCTTTTTCAGACATGGAAACAATTTTATTCCACATTTCTTCATCAACTACGTTTTGACCTGGATTTAAAACGATACGATCGGTTGGGCCTGCTGAAACTGAATGTTGGTTAGCACCTTTGTAAAAAATAACTATTGTACTCATGATAATAATCTCCTGATTGAATTTACATTTTTACTTTACTATAAAAAAACCCGCTGGCCTATCCAGACGAGCGGGTTTTTTAACTTTTCAATGTATGCTTTATTTAATTAAATTTCATACATCGTGCGCATTGCTAACGGATAACGAACCACTACACCCGCAATTTCTGATTCTGCATTAACAAGGAATTCCAAGTTACGGCGTTCAGGTGGTAGCAATTGCACTTCCATTGGGATACGAAGCTCTAACACTTCAGGGTCACGCTCGTAAGCCAGCATTACATCTTCAGCACCAGGGCCAGCCGCTTTACATTCTGGCAGCTTCTCAACTCGGTCAAGACCGAAACCATTCTTAGAATCCATAATGAAACCTAAGATAGTTGTGTCCGTAGTTGCTGAACGTGGCTGTTTTGCAATGATGTTGTATTGAGCAATCGGCAAACATAAAGTATTTGCTTCGTGTACGTCATTAGTCACATCGGTAATTGAACCAGTGATCGCGCTAATATCAGCCAGAATTTCATCGGCTGTTTTATTAACCCATAAGCGAGAAGTTGCGCCCGCGTTTTGAGGTGCTTGATCTTGTGGAATGTTAGGGTTATCAAAAATACCAACAATGCTGTGATCGCTATCACCGTTCCAGGCGATCTTACTTTCTTTTTCACGGAAGCCGCGACGAAGTGCATCAACCTTAAGCATTTCCATTGGAACGCCTGACATTGCAGCGCGGCGCAATTCTTTTGTGCCATAACCGAAAGACTCACCAATAGAGAAAACTTTCGCTGTGTGTTCTTCGGCGTATGCATCTGCACGTGGTAAATCATCCGCAGGGTTCGCGATAATTTTTGCCATGCCGATCTGAGTGTACAAGTAGTAAACAACTACTGAAGCACCCGGTGCATCACGATTAGAAACGGGAATCAATGAACGATATTTAAGTTCACGGAATTTTTTCAAATATACGCGAGACTCAATTGATTCAAGTTGACGTTCAAAGTATAGCGACTCGCCCGCATCTTGACGGAAAGAGTTATCATCAGAACGAAGTTCGTCGATTACTCGCATACCCTTTTTGATGAAATTGGTCTTAATTTTCATAAGCTTTCGACTCCCTTTAGAATCCAATAATTAGTTATTTGTTTACGGCAAGTTAATTTCTAAAAGAGCTAAACCTGCTGCTGCTGTTGTAGAAACCCAACTTGCAACTGCTGAAACATCAATACCTTTATCTGTATCAATATCGACACGGAAATCACCAGGTACTTCGGTTGTGCTTGTTGTATGACGCAAGAAAACTGCAAGCGTAGGATTCACCGCTTGTTCAGAGTGTACCCAAATGCGGCCTTTCTTCATCATTGGAAATTCTTCATCAATTTCATAAAGAGCGATACCAGTGGAGCGTGGAATATCTTTCAATGATTGAATTGCAATACCTAAAAACTTATTGCCAACTGCCGCCGGTAAAGCAACAACACCTTCAACCGCTGTGGCAACTAAGCCAAGGCCAAAGTTTACGTCTACCGCTGCGTTACGTCCCACAATATCGTGAAAAGCTGAATCAGCAATACCACCTTTTACTGCGGGAATGTTTTCTTGGTCATTATAATCTAATTGTGGACTCATGATGAGATCTCCATTAATCAGTAAAAAGTTTTAACTTTAAAGTTATTAACTATAAAGCTGTTTAGCTATCAAGCTGTTCGCGATCTTCTTTAGACATCCAAAGATTTTGACCATCCTGGATAAACTTGTCACGAGGTGAACGTGTATCTTCTTCGTCTTCACTAAAGAAATCATCAGCGCGCGCAATTTGACGAAGTTCAGCCATTGACTTGAGCGACTTGTTATTTTTCTTAATGTTTTCGATAACAGAATCATAACGGCCATTAATGTACGGTTGATCCACTTTATCAAGATCAAGTTGTGGACTGGCTTTATGAACCACCATTTTTTTGATTTCGTCATTACGCAATGTATCAACATTACCTAAGCCGATATGATGGGCAACACCTAAAATTTCTGCGCGCTCTTGACCTAATTGATCAAGACGTTCAGGTGGTAATTCTGCTTTTTCAATCAATTCATCACAGCGTCCTTGAAGCGTAGAATTCTTGCTTTCAAGATCTTTGATTTTTTCGATCGAAGCATCTAATTTTTCAAATACTACCGATACTGACTTTTCTGTATCTTCGTTATCAACAACAACTTCAAAAGCGTCTTGCTTGAATGTTGCGGTAGTGATCGCATTACGTTTGATCTTAATTTTCATGGCATGATCCTCTTTTGATTCATGTTGTTTAATTTGTAAATTTTCGTCTTCGTGATCTTCAGTATCGTCCGTTTTTAAATCGAGATCAATACCTTCTACCGCTCCATCCTCTGCATCAACTCTCAATCGAGCAACAGCACCCGCGCGACCTCTTGGTACAAGAGCCACATGGTTATAAATAATATTTGTTTGACGATGGTCGAAACGCTCACCATTAAATTCGCCTGACTCGTCGGTTATATCTGAATTGTAACCACAAGAAACCTCACGAATAGGATTTTTCGTTCTCATGATTTTATCGATCGTGCTTTGATCTGTAACCATAATTTTAGATCTAACTAAATCACCGTCTTGGACTGCTTTTGAAATTACCATACCGCGAGAAAGTTGACGGGTATTGCCTGCATCGACTCGACCTACAATTGGGTGGCCGTCAGTGAATGGACGATTATCTAAAGTATCAAGTGAGTTTTGATTCATTACATCTTCAGGGGATCTTAATTCATTACTGATTGAACCATCGGCGCGACGATATTTAAAAATGCCTGTTCGAGTCAATACAACATCAGCCGTTAAATAGCCATTATGATCTATTTTCGGTTGCTCTAGTTTTGCTATGTCGAATCTGAGTGCCATTGAGGAAATTAAAGCACTGATTTAAACATAATGCAAATTATTAAATTAAATTTCACTCGCAACGCATCGGCAATTTATATCTTCACCTGGGTGATTTCTTTCACCGGCTCGTTTTCCTTTGAATACTGTTACCGGTGGTTTATCCCACGAAAATTCTTTACCGTTTAATCCGCCATGATCTGAATAGCCGTGAGAATTTGAAAGCGTTCTAACTCGACCGTCTTGTGCGGTTTGCCATTTGTACTTAACGATCCCAGAATTACGCTGTCGAATCTCTGTTAGCTTGCCGTTGAATTTTGATACCTGGTCACGCGCTATTAATGCGGCCCTGGCTTCACTGGCTTTAAATACATCACGGATCTTTAAATGAATATCTCTAACTGAAGCGCGGCGACGACCTTCGCGGAAAATTAATTGTTCTATTTTATCAATCTGCTCATTATTTAAAGTTGTTATCAACGAGGCATTTTCTTTTACAAAAGCATTAACCTCTGTTTCTAGCCAGGGTTCAGCCGATATAGGATCAACACCTAAAACGGTTTTTAATTGTGCTCTATGAATGGCACCACCATCTTGAGCAATTCGATCAGCTGATCGCTTTAATTCTCTTTCGGTTAGCGACTCACTATAGCGCGCAGCAAACGACACACGAATCCGACCAAAAATACTAGAAATAATATCACTCGTATCATCGTGCCTTGTCCTGCTTTCGCTAACAAAGGTTTCAATACTCGGAAATAATTCTTTCTCAATTACCTGGCGAAGCGGATCAACAATCATTTTAATTCGCGCCCGGTGCATGGACTCTAATCGGCGCATGTTGATTGTTGGTAGCTTTCTGCGGAATTTTCTTTTTCTGGTCATGGCTTAGTGTTCCACGTGGAACATCATTCCTTATCTTCTTCTGTTTCTTCTTCTTTAGGGCCCGCTTCTTCTTCAGGCGGTATAGGTACACCGTTTTCGTCTAGCTCACCTTCGTCTTCATCAAGATCAATAGGCTGTTTTTCTATTTCATCAAGCATTTTCTGACGGCGACCTGTTTCGATCGTCATATCTGTAAAGTTAATTCCATCACCACCGAAACGATTGATCGCCACTTCTTCAGGTTCCAGGACACCATTTTGAATATATGAAGCATCACCCGCCGCTGTATCTGCATACTGTTTAGCCTGGTCTGCCTCTGATAGCTGCCACAAAGAATCCCACTGGTGTTTTATAGATCCTTCTTCATACCCTAACGGTTCAGCAACAATATCTATCAAGCGTTGTAATGGTGCAGAAAGATCATTTTTCTGGAACGCGGCTATATTATCGTAGTGAGTAATTTTATCAGCCTCACCACCATCGCCACCTAACCGACCTGTTTCATTATGGAAAAATCTACTTTTAGGAACTTCAGCCGCCGCCGACATAACGTCAAGATATAAATCGATTAAATCAGTTAAGCCGGTGATCGGTGTTCCCATTTTCTCGATCGCTTCATCTTCACCATATACTGCCAGGTTATGATTTGATCGCTCTGAAGCCATAACAGCCAAACGATTAACTAATTCTTCTTCACCTGTTTCGGTTGTTAGCAATTCAGTTAAATTATTAATCTGAACTTTTAAAGTAATAAAGTCCTGTAGAACGCTGGCACCTGATTGAGTGGATACGCCGAACTGTCTTAATGCTTCACGTATAGATTGAAACACTGGGGCAGACCAGCCAAAGTTTCTAATTCTTAAACGAGGTGGTAGATAGTTTCCTTCAAAGCGAATTATTCTTGATTCATGCACTTGTGCTGTAAATGAACCAACAACAGATAATCGCTGTATCGTGTAAGTTTCAGGTGTGCCGAAACGAGGATCAAGTGGATTTTGATACCAGGTCGAAGGGTAGGCATGAAAGCGATCGACGTTTTCAATCCATTCAACTCGATCGATTGTACCTAATGGCTGATCAACTTCTTGACCGTCAAAGGCACCAATGATCATTGCGCACCCACCATATAAGCGGGCCAATATAATTGCTTCTTTAAATTTCGCCTGGACGTTTAAGCGAACCATATCATCGGTTACGTTTTGCGCTTTCTTTAAATCTGAATCATGGGTTAATGTTACCCACTCGCGCGTAGCATCTTTTGCATGAATATCGATCGCGCGTCTTGCTACCCAATCACCCTCATATAAATTATCAAGCTCTGACTGAGTGATCGTAAAATCTCGACCAAAATAAGTGCGCATCATTGGATCTGAAGCACCACCAAAATCACTTGAGGGATTGATCCAGCGATCCATTTTCATTGCGGTGCGTTTTACTTTCTTAGGTGTGATTTTTGTTTTTGCAACTACGGCCATTGGATACTCTCCTAAATTCTTTCATCAAATAATAGCACGATATTTTAAAAGCGGGTTGTTCTTCTCAATGTACGCTTTGCCCGCTTTGAATTTTTCATTGATTCAGCGGTGCTAATTGGCTTCTCTGTTAGAAATTTGAACCCGCCGGAACTTGAATCCACCGTATCATCATGCACGTCTGGATTTGGAAAAGCTTCATGTTCATCAAGATCCGCTTTGTTCCAATCGCCTCGAACAACATTTACATTTCCGTTTTCTGCGTATGCTGCATAAGGGTTGGCCCTAACTTCTTTACTGCCTGAAGGGCGATCGGATCTAAATATATACCCGATCAATAATTTTGCAAAGTGCGCAGACGTAAATTTACCAGACGATCCACCTTCTTCTTCAATTACTACAGTAACCCGGCGACCGTCTTCTTCTGCTGTTTCTTTAATTAGTTTATCAATGAACCCTGGGGTTCCTCTGACTCGCTTTTGATCAATCTTCCAAATAATATTGTCTTCATCAATACCCATGTGAGTGCCGACCGTCCAATCTGGATCCTTACCAGGCAAAGGTTCGGTTGCGGCTAAATCCCAATAACGACAAACTTTCTTAAATTTGCGCGGATATTCATCGTGGATTTTAAACCAGGCTTTCTTGAATTTCTTTCCACCTGTTGCACGAATTAACCAGTTACCACCAAGCAATCGTTTCTGTTCGACTTCGCCTAATGCGTACAAGTTGGCCCGATACCCTGGATCAGCTTTTACCAGTATTTGATTATCGTCTAAAGTCGAAGGAATAAAGGTTACGCTTTTAGGTTCAATTTTTTCAAGGTTGGCTTTATCCTTTGAAACTAAA